ATCGTCAAAGAATGTTTTTTTGAAGAAGACGCTTCTGATTTTGTAAAGTTTCAAAACAAACATAAAGTTTGGTTAATCAATGGTGGTATTCCAGACTTCTTATGTCTTTAAGGCGAAAAAAGGGCTTGACTCTTAGTTAAAACTACTGTATAAATAGTAGTATGCCAACTGTATCACCATATTACAAAACAAAAACAGGACCAAATCCATTCTATACAATGGATTCTGTGACTATATCATCTACTAGGGACGCCTTAAAAAAAGTTGGTATTAAACTTAAACCTAATGAAGTAATATTATATAAATGCGTAGATAAAGTAAAAGGTAAAACTATTATTGACTCAAGAGGTACATATTTTTTTCAATTAGCTACAGATAAAAATACAAATTTACCTTTTGGTATAAAAACTACCAAAAAACAAATTACAGGTCATTTAGGCACTAAGCAGAGAAAAGATAGTACAGCTTCATCAAATGTAAATGAGTTTTGTACTATGTATTTTATGATTAATAAACCTATGACACCTTCTCAATTAGAAAAACATTGTACTTTAATGGGTAACAAATCAACAGGTGTTTTAACAGGCGAAGGCAAACCTGTAACCTTTGATGATTTATCAGAGTTGATAGATAAAGATGAAACACCAGATAGAGATATAAAAATTGGTCTTAACAATGCAAAAGCAGTATTAAAAGATATTACTAGAAAATCTGTTGAGAAATATTTTTGGGTGCCTAGAGGAAAACCAACTGGCATATCTCCTAAAACACCTTCAGATGTTATATTAAAATTTACAGATGGAAGTTTTCAAGGTTATTCAAATAAGATAGCTGCAGGTTCAGACGAAACACCAAAATTTAATACCAATATTACAGCTTACTACGATAAGTTAGGTAATAATGTTCAATTAAATAATATTAGAAAATTAATTGACAACTCATGGAATCAAGCTGCCAAAGATGTTAAAAAACCAAATGCTAAAAAGGCAATACAGGCATTTGACATAACAAAAGAGAAATTTAGTGAAACTGCTTCTAGTGAGGAGTTTGGCAGATTAGCAGCCAAGTTTAGAGCAGATGGTTTAGATTTTTATGGTGAAGATTTTTATTATAAGTTTAGAAACAATCATATTAAAAATCTTGTAAAGTATTTAAAAGATAATAGAAACTTAGTTTATTTCTTAAATACAATTTATTTTTATACTTATGATGACCCTAGAGTTTCTTTCACACCATGCCCCTACAAACTATTAGTAGGTAGAGAAACTGGTGAGAGTACAATCAAAGATGTATCAGCCGACAATGCTTTACAAAGTGTACTATTTAATCAAAAAGTTAATAAATTAACACAACTAAATCATACTTATGATGGTACTTCACAGGCATTTAATTTAAATTTTACCTATGATGGTAAAAAGGTTAACATCAAAATCACAATAAGAACCAGAGCTGCTGGTGGATGGCAAGGAAAATCACTATATATCAACACCCCAGGTGTTAAATTTAAGTAAAAAAACGAAAAAAGTGCTTGCCATGACCAGCGAAATATGTTATAATACCAGTATTAAATCGTATAAATAGTTGTATGATTTGTTAATGGGTATTTGAATATTATATAAATGGATAAATTGGAGAACAAATGTTTAGTTTTAAAGGCTTTTTCACACAGGAAAAGAACACACACCTCGAACACTTAGAAGACGATATAATTAATCGTGGTTCACAAGGTGGTGTAAATGCAATCAACTTCCTAAATTCAGTACGAAATATGCTTGCCGGCAATATTGGTGGTAAGTTAAATATGTCTGTAAAATGGGACGGTGCACCAGCCGTATTCTGTGGTACTAATCCAGAAAATGGTAAATTCTTTGTAGGAACAAAGTCTGTATTCAACAAAACTCCTAAAATCAACTATACACCAACCGACATAAGACGGAACCATGGTGGTGAACTCGCTAACAAATTACAAGTGTGTTTGAGAGAACTGCCGAAATTGGGGTTAGATGGTATTTACCAAGGAGATTTACTTTTCACAAGAGGTGATTTAAAGGCCGTTGCCATTGACGGAGAAAAAATGATTACCTTTACACCTAATACAATCACTTATGCTGTACCAGCAGGTAGTGATATTGCAAAAAGAATAGCCAGAGCAAAATTAGGTATTGTGTTTCATACAAAGTATTCAGGTAAAACAATGTCATCTTTAACTGCCGGTTTCGGTAGTATCAAAGGTCAAGGACCTACTTCCGTATTTTTAGCGTCAGCAGCTTTTACAGATACATCTGGTTCAGCAACATTTAATAAATCAGAGTTAAGCAGATTTGACGCATTGATAAGAATGGCTGAGGGCTCATTAAGAAAAGCAAAACCTATTTTAGATGAAATGTCTAAAACATCTATGAGCGACCAAATATCTGTTGGTTACAGATTAAAAACATACTTCAATTCATATATTAGAAACTCAAAACAAGGCATGGAAAAAGTTGCAGTAATGCAACAAGGATTTAGAGATTATTACGAAAGTTTTATAGACGCAGAAATAGATAGTCGTAAAACAGATAAAGGTAAAGAGAAGTTTATACAACAAAAGAAAATTGGTTTACAATATATTGATAGAAATAAACAAGCATTATACTTTGCAATTGCAAGTCATATTAGTTTAGGTAATGCAAAGAACTTTTTGATACAAAAATTAAATCAAGTACAAAGTATCGGTCACTTCTTACGAACACCTACTGGTTATAAAGTAACAGCACCAGAGGGTTTTGTTGCAGTTGACAGAGTTGCAGGTGCAATTAAACTTGTAGATAGATTAGAATTTAGTAGAGCAAACTTTACAATTGCTAAAGATTGGGTAAAAGGATAATGTATTACAGAGTAGAAAGTTTTAAACAATACTTCTTTGAAGCAATCAACGGACCTAAAATCATTATGATTGGTGGACCAGGTTCTGGTAAATCAACATATTCAGAATTGATGAAGAAAGAATTAGGTATCGCCCACATATACACAGGTGATATGATGAGAGCTTTAGCAAAACAAGATACACCAGACGGTAAAAAAGTAAAAGACTTATTATCTAAAGGTGAATTTGCACCTACACCGATTGTTATAGACGCAGTAAAGGAAAGAATGAAACAACCAGACGCACAAAAAGGTTATGTGTTTGATGGATTTCCTAGAAATGTAAAACAAGCGAAAGCTATGGAAGAAAAAGGAATAGAATATGACCATGTTATTAATCTTGTTGTATCTGAGGAAGAGGTCGTCAAAAGACTAACTGCTAGAGGTAGAGCAGATGATAAACCAGAAATTATTAAGAATAGAATTAAAGTTTATCATAGAGAAACAGCACCTTTATTGCAATACTATAAAGATGAAATAATAAATATTAAAGCAGAGGGTAGCACACCTGAACAAATAGCAAAAGAAATAGTAAAGAAAGTAACATGAAAACATTTGAACAAATAAGATACTTACAAGAAGGACTATATGACCCTAATATATTTAAGGCATTTTTCCTTGCAGGTGGTCCTGGTTCAGGTAAAACATTTGTAACTAAAAGTGCATTTGCTGGTTTTGGTTTAAGAATGATTAACTCCGATAATGCTTTTGAAAGTGCCTTAAAAAAGAATAACTTATCTTTAAAAATGCCTGAAGACGAAGCAGAGGCTAGAGATATTGTTAGAGCAAGAGCAAAAGGAATGACAGGTACAATGTTAGACTTGTCTATCAAAGGTAGATTGGGTTTAATTGTTGATGGTACTGGTAGAGATTACGATAAGATTAATCAACAAGTATCACATTTAAAAGCTTTAGGTTATGATTGTTATATGATTTTTGTAAACACAAGTTTAGAAGTTGCATTGGAGAGAAATGCACAAAGAGAGAGAAGTGTACCAGAATATATTACAAGAAAATCATGGACAGCTGTACAAAGTAATATTGGTAAGTTTCAAAATTTATTTGGTATGAGTAATATGATTATCGTAGATAACAACCAAAGCGATAGAGAACTAACAACTCAAACTATGAACAAATGTTCTAAAGTAGTTAGAAGATTGTTAACAAACAAAGTTAAGTCATACACAGCAAAAAGATGGATGGCTACAGAGAGAAAATTAAAAAGAAGATGAGATTTAAAGATTTTATAAACGAAAGCATTATTGATATACCTAGAAGGACTTATGCGCCTAAGGTATTTGATGACGCTGACACAAAAAATCCGAAGATTAAGGCTAGCGTAAAGGCTCAGATTCAGGCTCAGTTAAAAGAGTTTGAGTCAGAGTACCCGATTTTAAAGACTTCTTTGATAGGTTCTATTCTAACAAAAAGATATAGAAATGACGCAGACTTGGACATCAATATTTTATTTGATGTACCTACTGACAAACAAGAATTAGAAAGACTAAGATTGTCGAAAAAGTATTTGTCTGCTAAGACAGCCGGTAATGTCCAAGGTAAATTAATACCTGGTTCTGAGCACCCTATCAACTTTTATTTTATTACAGATAAGAAAACATACGAAGACCAAAACAAAAAGGCTGACGCTGTGTTTGATATCGAAACAGATAAGTTTATAAAAAGACCTGAAGATTTTAGTTTTGATGTAGGTTTATATATCAAAGACTTTAATAAAAAAGTACAAGAATTAGATGTAATCAAAGGTGAACTAAAAAGAGATATTATTGATTATGATGAACTAAAAGAATTAAATCCAGATGACATTTTAAATCTACAAGATAGAATTAATGACAAGTTGGAAGAAATCGAAGATAGTATCAATGACATTATTAAAGTAGGTGATGGTGTTGACGCAGATAGAAGAGCTGCCTTTGATTCAGATATGACACCAGACCAAATACAAAAGTTTGGTATTAAAAACAGATTACCTAAAAATGTTATCTATAAGATGTTAGAAAAATATCACTATTTAAATTTCTACAAAAAATGTAAAAAGATTTTAGATGATGGTAAAGTAACAGACGCAGAGATAGATAGTCTAAAAGAAGCAAAAGGTAAATCAGTTGCATTTACATTTGGTAGATTTAATCCACCAACTATTGGACATGAGAAACTTATTAACAAAGTTAAATCTGTACCAGCAAATGATTACAAAATATATTTAAGTAGAAGTGAAGACCCTAAAAAGAATCCACTATCTCCTAGAACTAAACTAGATGTAATGAAAAAGATGTTTCCTTCTCATGCAAGAAACATTGAAATCAATACAACTAATATGATTTTAGATATATGTACTAAACTATACAATCAAGGTTACACAGATGTTAACATGGTTGTTGGTAGTGATAGAGTAAGAGAATTTGAAACCATCATTAAAAAATATAATGATGTAAAATCCAGACATGGATATTATAACTTTGACAACATCAAAGTTGTTTCTGCCGGCGAAAGGGATCCTGACGCCGAGGGAGCAACAGGTATGAGTGCAAGTAAAATGAGGGCTGCAGCTGCCAAAGGTGACCTTGCAAGTTTCAAAAAAGGTTTACCAAGAAACGCTGACGCAGAAAAGATTTTCAAAGATGTCCGAAAAGGAATGAACTTGGCCGCTAACTATTTGCATATTCAAAATGTTAGACCAATTGCCAGTATGGAAGAATTTGAACAACAACAAATAAGAGACCTTTACATAAGAGAAATGATATTTAATATTAATGACGAAGTTGATTATATCAAAGAAGATGTAAAAGGTAAAGTAGTAAGACGAAGTACAAATTATGTTGTACTAGAAGATAACAATAACAATTTACACAAAGCATGGATATGGGATTGTATTCCTATACCAGCAGACAGAGAGGTCCAAGTGAGAGAACATGATTTAGATGTTGACTATGGATTCGAAGCAGTATCAGAAATTAAAGAAGATTTAGACGCTCAACCACAAGATAGAGATGTTAAGAAAAAAGACGGCACACAGCCTAAAAAGTATTACAAAAACCTATCAAAGGATACAAAGAGTAAAAGAGCAGATTTCTTTGCTAAGAATAAAGACAACAAAGAAGCACCAGGCGATAAAGACGCCAAAACAAAACCAAGCATTCATACACAAAAGTATAAAAAGATGTTTGGTGAGATGAAGAAAGATTTACAAGACGCTTGTTGGACAGGTTACAAACAAGTAGGTATGAAGAACAAGGGTGGTAAACAAGTACCAAACTGTGTTCCAGAGAGTATGAGTGTTGAAGACGCAAGAAAAGTAGAAGGCTTTATAACAGATTCATACGAGATTGGCAAGGATTATGCTGACCATACTAAAGAAGTTACACCTGGTCAAGGTAAAGAAGTAAAGAAAGTAAAGGGTTTTATTGATAGAGAATCTACTCCAGATGAAAAAGATATAAAAGAATGGGCAAGTACAGATGAAACTATTGATAAATATAAGCTAAGATATAAAGAGGAATGGTCAAATAAACTTAAAGAAGTTGTGGCCAAGATGATTGAAAAACTATGAAGACTTTAAAAGAATACGAAAACATTGATAAGTTATGTGAGGAGTGTATCTTCGAACATGAACACGAGCCTTTAACAGAGGCAGAATATCAAGGTAAAAAAGTCACTTTGAATAATCCAATGAGAACACCAGGCGGACCTAAAAAGTTTGCCGTGTATGTGACAAACGAAAAAGGAAATGTGGTTAAGGTAACTTTTGGTGACCCTAATATGGAAATTAAAAGAGATGACCCTAATCGTAGAAAATCATTCAGAGCCAGGCACAATTGTGAAAATCCTGGTCCAAAAACTAAAGCTAGATATTGGTCTTGTTATCAATGGAGAAGCGGAGCAAAGGTAGACAACTAATATGGCATACAGACAAAGAATGAGTGACTTACTAGAACAAGTAAGAAACCCACAAATAAAAGAATCAGGACCTAGTGATTATTTAAAATCAAAGATGTCCGATACACAAATTAATAACATCAAAAAAACTTGGGCAATGAAGACAGCAAAAGATGTCACACCTGCCATAAGAAAGATGATTAAAGATTTAGATATTCCAACACAGCTTGCAATTAAACACGCAAACATTAATGTGATTTCTAAATTAGTTGAAGAAGGCGACCATGAAATTTCTATGGCACAAGGCGAACTCAAAGCTATCTCCGCAAAAGCTACTGAACTTGCTAATATGCTATCAACTAAATCAGATGACACAGATGAATTAGAAGCTTGGGTACAATCTAAAATTACAAAAGCAAAAGATTACATTTCTTCAGTTTCAGATTATCTAACACATAATCCAGGTCAACAAAACGAGGAGTTAGTAAAAGAAAACTTTAGTACATCTCAAATTGCTAGACTTAAAAAAGAGTATGAAGTATTAAGAGGTAAAAAGATTTCAGTTGCAAATGCTAACAAACTATCATTAATGTTTAAAAACATTCCAGATAGTGGTCTAAAAGATATATACAAAGCAGATATTCCATTCTTATCTGTTATGGCTATGTCAAAGATGATACAAAAAGGTATCCCTAGACCAGCAGGTGTAAAATTAAATTTAGAAGAAGTAGAAATACTTGACGAAGCTACACAAGATTACCTAGAAATTACAGAGGGTAAAATTGATAGTAAAAAATTTGATAGTTTGAAAAAAGGTGATACAATGACTATCACTTACAATTCAACTATGTCGGGTACAACTGTTAAAAAATTTGTTGTTAAGAGTAAAAGTAGAAGTGCAAAATACAACACAGATAAAGTAACAATGTATCCTGATGGCAACCCTAGTATGGCAAGATTTTTCTTATACAAAAGAGCAAACGGTGAAGTATCAATGGCAACAGGTGATATGGCAGCTTCTATTGTACAAGTTAAAGAAGATATGGCTGAGGGTAGAATGTCAGAGATTGACGCAATGGTAAAAGCTGGTAAGTCAGCAGCCGAGATTGCAAAAGAATTAAAATTAAATGTTAGAGATGTTAAAGCTATTTTAGGTGAAGAAAAAGATGACGAGGCAGAAAAGCAACCGTCAGTAAAAGAAGAACCTAAAGAAGACGATAAAGAAAAGTTAAAGACTGAACTTGAAAAGAAAGACGCTGAGATTGCTCAACTAAAACAAAAAGCAGAAACAGAAAAAGCAAAAACTGTTAAAAAGGAAACTGAAAAGTTAGTAAATCCTGAAACAGGCGAACCTTTACTACAAGTTGGTATTGCATACAAACATTTAAAAGATAAAATGAGTAAGCAACAATCTGAACATTTTGAACAATATATGGTAGAATATACTACACAACAAATCAAAATGGCTTATGGTGTTGCAAACGATAAGAGATACAAAGGTGGTAACTATTCAGGTGCTGTTAAGGCAATTGAGAAGATTGCAAAAGGACTATCAAATCATCCTGATGTTCAAAAGGTTTTAAAAAGAACTAATGAACAATTAGATGAAATGGCTAAAGACAAAGCATATGCAATTGGTATGTCAACTGCTAAAAAGAAATACAATGACGAGCCACCATTAGATAAAAAGACAATCAAAAAAGGACATGAGATTGCTGATAAACTAATGGGTATGAAAAAAGAAGAAACAATCAAAGAGTTTAAAAAGATGACTGTTACTTTTAAAACTATGGACAAAATGGCGAAAGCTTCAACAGACTTAGCAAAACATGGTTTTACTATTCATGCAAAAGGTTTAGTAATGAAAGTAGATGGTAAAGGTGATGACCTTAACAAGTATGCTACAGACCTTAAAAACTTTTATGGTGCAACAGTTAAGGCTGAAGAAAATGCCCCTACATTATCTGAT